TGAACTAAAGATATGTCACCACTTTTTAAAAGAGGGTTATGAAGTTTTTAAAAATGTTTCTTGCACAGGGATAATTGATATAATCCTCTTTAACAAGCATACAGGAGAGATAACTCTACTAGATGCAAAGACACCAATTATATCACAAAAGAAAGATGGTACTATTCGTTTGTCTTCTGGGAAAACAACAGATAGACAAAAAGAACTAAACATCAAAGTTGTTTGTGTTTATAATAATAAAACTTACATGAGTAATCATTGTATAGGAGAAACAATTTATGAAAAAGAATAAATTCCCACGATATTTACAGGAGCAAAGATATGGAAACGGTATGGCTTTTTACAGGTATAATCCATCTGCTAGATATATTGATGCGGGTATTGTCACACGTACTAACTTAGGTTCTGATTTGTCAATAGCAAAAAAGAAAGCCAATGAATTTAATAAATTGATTGATGCATTTTTGCAACAACAATCTGAAATTGTGTCTGTACAAAACAATCCTACTGTACAAGGCTTGGCAGATGAGTATTTATTATCTAGTGATTTCAATATGTTAGCGAATAAATCTAAACAAGATTATCAATACTTCCTTAAAAAGATGTTGGAGACACAAGTAGATGGTAAACCTTTGTCAAGAACTTATTTAAAAAATATGACTGGTGCAAAGGCGAAAAAAGCTTATGAAGTGTGGCTAAATCGTGGCATTTCTATGGCTAATCATATATGTTCTGTGTCAAGAAAAATTTACTCTTTTGGAATGGAGATGGGTTACGTTCAAGGTAACCCTTTCTCTACTTTCAAACGAAGAACATCTAAGTCTAGAAAAACTCTTTGGACAAAGGAGCAAGTCAAACAATTCTTAGATTATGCTTATTCAAATTTTAAGACACGTAACTTAGGATTAATTGTGCATATGGCATATGAGTGGTGTCAAAGAATTGGAGATATGCGACTGTTAAAGTTTGATTGTATAGATTTTAATAAGGGCATTTTACATTTAGAACAATCTAAACGTAGAGCTACCGTTCACTTACCTATTAGTGCTGAATTACTTGAAATGTTAAAACAGCAGAAAGATGACTATGGATTCCAAGAATATGTCGCACCCATGCCAAAGGCGATTAGAGGAGCATACAAGCCCTATAGCCTACATGGGGTGTCCAAGATAGGAAGAAATGCTTTGACCTCTGCAGGGCTACCTAATGAGCTACGATTGGCAGACTTACGTAGAACAGGTACAACTGAGATGGTTGAGGCTGGTGTATCTATGGGTCAGATAATGTCTGTTACAGGACATTCAAATCCTAATAGTGTAATGCCTTATATGAAAAATACTTACCTAAGTGCAAAAAAAGCATTGACAGTACGTGAATCCGTTGATATAAGCACAAGGCAAGTGCCGAACAGCTAATATTATATATACATATAAGTGATACATATAAATGAATATATACAGTTATATAAATGATTTACATTTAAGTGTAGGAGAATCTTTAAGATTAGATTGTCCTAACTGTAATAGTAAAAATACATTTACAGTGACCAATAATATGGGTTCAGTAATGTGGAATTGTTACAAGATATCTTGTAGTTTATCTGGTAGCTCTCGTGTTACTCTCACTGTAGATGATATTCGCACTGCTATGAGTAAGCAGATAGAAGATGAAGATTATATCTTTGAGTTCCCGGAACATGTTGTTCCACATGGTAATCGTAAGGCAATTACTGAGTGGTGTGACAAGTGGGGTCTATCTGCTAACACATTAAGTTTGTACTATGATGTTAAAGAGAACAGAGCAGTGTTTCCTATTGTACATGACAATAAGATTGTTGATGGTGCAGGTCGTGCATTAGGTCAAAATATACCTAAATGGAAGCGATATGGAAAAAACAACTTGCCTTATTCTCAAGGACATGGTACAACTGCTATTGTTGTTGAGGATTGTGTTAGTGCAGCTGTGGTTGCTTCTGACACACGGAAGGGGATAGCTGTGCTAGGAACATCATTATTGGAATCACACAAGCAATATCTATCACAGTTCTCAACAGCAATTATTGCCTTAGACCCTGACGCACTAGAGAAGATAATGCAGTTTGCGAAAGAGTTACGTAACTACGTTAAACAAGTAAAGGTACTTAGATTGAAAGATGATTTAAAGTACAGAAACGAAGAAGACTTAAATAACTTATATTTCCTAACCCCGAAGGAGTAAAATATGGAACTATCCCTAATACGAAGTTTAATGGACAAAGCATTCTATGATGAGCATAGAGGTGCTAAATGTCCAGACAGATTATTCAGCAAAGATGTAAGGAAGATTAAACAAGCACTAGATAGTGCAATGACTACTTACGAAAGAACAGTAACACCTGATGAGATTGAAGCATTATTTATGTCAAACAATCCATCTATGACTACTGCACAAAAGCAAGCATACTCATCTTTGTTCAATGGAATTAAACGAGAACAACCGATGGGAGAAGACGTTGCACAAGAAGTATTGTCTAAACTATTTCAGCAAGTTGTTGGCGAAGACATTGCTAATCTTGGCTTTGATTACGTCAATGGTGCTCAATCTACACTTGAACCTCTTCGTAATATTTTGGAGCAGTATGGTGATGATTTTACTCCTAATCTAAATATACAATGGGAAGACATAAGCATTGATGCTCTGTTATCCAAGAATGATTTAGAGGCTAGATGGAACTTTGGTATACCTAGTTTGACTAGAGTAGTTGAAGGTGTAAATGCTGGGCATCTCATTGAAGTAGGTGCTAGACCTAACACAGGTAAGACATCCTTTCATGCTAGTCTGATTGCATCCCCGGGTGGCTTTGCTCATCAAGGTGCTAGATGTATTATCCTATGTAATGAGGAAGGTCCTCACAGAGTTGGAGCAAGATACTTGACAGCAGCTACGGGTATGACAATGCATCAAGTCAAAGAGAATCCACAGAAAGCACAAGAGTTGTACAGCCCAGTGCGAAAGCATATAGATATCAAAGATGCATCTAATCGTGATATGGCTTGGGTAGAGAGTGTATGTAAATCATACAAGCCTGACATTGTGGTCTTGGATATGGGAGACAAGTTTGCTAGGACAGGTGGTTTTGCTAGACCTGATGAAGCATTAAAAGCTAATGCTATCTATGCAAGACAAATAGCTAAGTCACATAATTGTGCTATGTTTTATATGTCTCAACTATCTGCTGATGCAGAAGGTAAGGTAATACTTAATCAATCTATGATGGAAGGTTCACGTACAGGTAAAGCTGCTGAAGCAGACTTGATGGTATTGATTGCAAAGAACCCACCAATCGAAGGTCAAGAAGAAGAAGGTCCTGAGAGACATCTCAATGTTGTAAAAAACAAATTGACAGGTTGGCATGGTAATGTTACTTGTAATCTTGATTATAGAACAGCTAGGTATACAGCATGAAGCTAACACTTGACGTAGAAAATACAGTTACTCATAGCGATGGCAAGTTACACCTTGACCCTTTTGAGACTAACAATAAGCTTGTCATGGTTGGGTGTCTTACAGATAAAGGCGAAGAGTATTTATTTAGAGATGACTTCACAGGTGTGCAAGAGTTATTGGATGAAGCAACCATACTCATAGGTCATAACATAGTACATGATTTACTATGGCTATGGGAGTGTGGTTTAAAGTATGATGGTTCTGTATTTGATACAATGTTAGGTGAGTATGTTTTACAACGTGGAATAAAAGAACCATTGTCTCTTGAGGCTTGTGCAAATAGATATGATTTAGATACTAAGAAACAAGACACTATGAAAGAGTATTTTAAAAATAAAGTTCCTATTGATGAGATACCAAAGCAAGAGTTGTCTGATTATTTATCTGCTGATTTAAAAGCTACACAAGAATTATCTGATGTAATATACAAAAAGTTAAATACAGTAGAGTATGCAGGTCTAATGGATACTGTATTACTAACTAATCGTGTAGCACTAACACTAGCTAGAATATATCAGACTGGGTTTACTGTTGATGTAGATAAGTTAAATGAAGTTAGAGAAGAGTTTGAAAAAGAAAAGTCTATGATAGAGGATAGACTGAATAGGCAAGTTCATCAGCTTATGGGTGACACTCCTATTAATCTTAATAGTCCTGAACAAATGTCATGGATTATATATAGTAGAAAACCAAAAGACAAAACAACTTGGATGAATCACTTTGTTCCTTACATGAGTAAAGAAGAGTTCAAATCTAAGATAGAAGAAAACTCTGATAAGATATACAAGACAATAGCAGTTAAGTGTCAAGAATGTAATGGAACAGGTAAAATAAGAAAGGTAAAAAAGGATGGAACTCTTTATGCTAAACTACCCAACTGTATTACTTGTAATCATCTTGGCTACATTTTTACTCCTACTCAAGAGATAGCAGGTCTTAAATTTAATCCACCTAGTGTTAAGTGGGTTAGTGCAAACGGTTTTAGTGTCAACAAAAAGATGTTAGAAGTATTACAGCATGTAACCAAGAGAACAGAATCAATTAATGCATATAGTTTTCTACATGATTTACAAAGACTGTCAGCACTAGATACCTATCTATCTTCTTTTATACAAGGCATTAATACTTATATGAAACCAGATGGCAAGCTTCATGTGAGATTACTACAGCACAGAACATCTACAGGTAGATTTAGTGGTGCAGACCCTAACATGCAGAACATGCCAAGAGGGGGAACATTCCCTGTAAAGAAAGTATTTATATCACGTTGGGAAGGTGGTAAGATACTTGAAGCTGACTTTGCACAATTGGAGTTCAGAGTCGCTGCCTATTTATCACAAGATGGAGTTGCAATTGAAGAGGTCACTACTGGATTTGATGTTCACTCATATACGTCTAAAGTTATTACAGATGCGGGTCAACAGACTACTCGCCAAGATGCGAAGGCACACACCTTTGCACCACTCTACGGAGCAACAGGATTTGGAAGAACACAAGCTGAAGCAAGATACTATGAGCATTTCACAGAAAAGTATAAAGGAATCAAATCATGGCACACCCGATTGGCTTCAGAAGCTATGAACACAGGAATGATTACCACACCTTCAGGTAGGCAGTTTGCATTCCCGGATATAAGAAGACTAACAAATGGTAGTGTGACAAACTTTACGCAGATAAAGAATTATCCTGTACAATCTTTTGCTACTGCTGATATAGTACCTTTAGTTCTAATGCACATGGAAGATAAGTTTAAAACTTATAAGTCTTGTATAGTTAATAGTGTACATGATTCTGTAGTAGTGGATGTACATCCTGAAGAAATCAATCAAGTTATATATACAATAAAAGAAATAAATAATGAGTTAAAACAATTAATTGAAAATAAATTCAAAATTGATTTGAATGTGCCTTTATTATTAGAGGCAAAAATAGGTGATAACTGGCTTGACACCAAAGATGTTGCGTGATATAACTATAAAACTTTAAAGAAAGAGAGGTCTCACATATGAGTGATTTAATAACTATTGATACAAATAACTATGCTGCAATGGCAAAGGCTATGGGTATCGCAGGAGAAACTTCTTCTGAGCCAAAGAAGAGTAACACTTTACCTAGATTGAGAATAAACCATTCTCCAATCATGGGTGAAACAGATATGAACGGTAAGAATGTTAAGGTTGAGGTAGTCAATGGTGGTACATATCGCCTAGATAAGCCTGACGTTAATACTTATTATGGTTCATCGGCAACTATCAGACCCTTTATGCAGAGGTTTATGTATAAAAGGTTTATTAAAAATAATAATGCCAAAGCAGGTGAGCCAATGGGTACTTACCATAAAACTGTTATGGCTGATAGTTTAAATATTGATTTAAAAGACAACCAAGGTACATTTAACTGTGGTAAACCCGCAGGTTATGTAAAGGATTTTAAATCATTACCAGTAGCCCAACAAGATTTATTAAAACAAATAAAAAGAGTTCGTGTCGTATTTGGATTAATAACTCTAGAGAACACTGTAAATGAGAACGGTGAAGCTACTGAGTTGCAGGAGTCTCCATTCATTTGGGAAATAGATAACCGTGATGCTTTCAAAATTATGGGTGCTCCCTTTGCTAAGTTAGCACAAATGAAGAGACTACCAGTGCAACATAACATTGTGTTAAATACAGATGAGAGAAAGTTGCCTAATGGTAACTCTTTTTATCTTCCTCAACCAAGTTTAGATGTGACTACTAAAGTTGCATTAACAGAATCAGACCAAAAAATGTTTGCTGATTTTGTTTCTTGGGTACAGAACTACAATGAGTACATCATCAATGAATGGAATGTAAAGACGGGCAGTAACATAAGTCAAGAAGATATGGATACTGTAGATGACTTCATTGATATAGATAATTCTGAAGAAGAGGTAGCATAATGCACCATCCAGCAGAATTGGCGATTCATCAGTATCTTGAAGATGCCACTAAGGGTGAAACTCAAATGAGTGAATCCACTATAGATAGGATAGGCGAAGAGATTAAAGATGCGTTGAAACGTCAATTTGCTGGTGGTAATAAACGAGATGAATTTAGATATCGTGTGTCTAATATAGGTAGACCATCGTGTCAATTATGGTTTCAAAAGAATCAACCAGAAAAAGCCTTACCTAGACCTACAACCTTCGTTATGAACATGATGTTAGGTGATATAGTTGAAGCTGTATTCAAAGGCTTGCTAAGTGAAGCGGGTATTAAATATCAAGACAATACAGAAGTAGAGTTAATATTAGATAAAGATACAACTGTAACTGGTACATATGATATAGTAATTGATGGTGCAGTAGATGACATCAAGTCCGCTTCTGATTGGTCATATAAATACAAGTTTGAATCTTTTGAAGCATTAAAAGATGGAGATAGC